CAATCAAATCCGTTATATAGGCATCATCCCCAGTAAAGGATTCATCTATATTCAGGTGTTTCTTTGCTTTCTCTAATGTTGTAAACATAGCTTCAATCCATTAATAACAGTATCAATCTTGGGAAAGGGTCTTGGCCACAAAGGCTTCTTCCCTTCTGGGCTTCGCATCAAAGTAGGCATTCACCACTAATCTTACCTTGCCGTTGGTGGCTTGTGAATAGGGGTCTATCGTCAAGTCAATACCACCCCACTGGCCAATAACATAGTCATTGAAGTTGCCTACCACCAATCCCTTGCAAGCAGAAGTACTAAGCACTGGGATACCGTCTACTTCATTGCCTTGCATAACGAATATGCCACTGCCAGTATCCTTGGATGTGGTTTTAAGTTTGGCTTTGATAGCAGGGGATACTATATATTTGAAATCACCCCTTACATTGGCTTCCTCCAAAGTCTTGATAAGGCCAACCATAGTGGCATAGGAAGTGTCGGTAATGGCATCCGCACCGTTGAAGATTCCCTTTGGTTGGGTGGTACTGCCAGCGGCATCACCAAGGATGGTGGCTTCAAGTTTGTTTGAAATGGCCTTCACTATGTCGCTTCTTAAAAGTTCTTCTGCGGATACACTGTCTTGTAAAAGGAATTGCTTCGACACATCCAGATAGGCAGTGATACGCTTCGGCTCTAAGGTCACTTCACTGAAAGTGCCAGCACCGTCACTTGCACCGGCTATCTCGCCCGCCCATCCGACATTGCTTCCACTGTATGCCGGAATGGATACATTACCGACTAATCCGGTCATATAGTTTGCGCCAGCTTGCACCATCACCAGATTTGCCCTAAGGGGTTCTAAAATATTCAACTTGTCTTCCGCTACTGCTTCCTAGCCAGCAGTGGCTACAGTAGCTTGTACGGTGCTTCTTTCCTCTATGGGAAGGACAATCTGGCCACTGTATGAAAGGCCAGCTTTGCGCATTTCGGAAATACCGTCATTTACCATTTCTTGACTTCTTTCGTCTAATTGTCGGTTGTTGGCTATGTCGTTGATAGCCTTCAAAAGTGAAAACTTTTCCATACTTCTCTTATTGGTTTGCTTGTTTAGTTTCTCGTTTAATTGTCTTATCTCGTTATCTATATCTTCCATTTGCTTCTTCAGACCATTGTACTTTTCAGTTTCTTCGGCATCCAGTTTCCTTAGTTCCCTTTCGGCACTGGATACTATGGCTTCTGCTTGAATCTTCAACTGGTTTCTCTTGTCTATCAGTTCAACACTATTCATAGTCACTTGTTTATTATGTATTCGGCATCGCATTCAGGGCAGACATACAGTGAGGTGACACCACCTTCTTCATTGTCGGTGTCGCTTTGCCATATTAATTCGGCATCGCAGTAGAAACACTTCATCATTTGATTCCCTCCCTAAGTTCTCTGTAGTAATCTTCCATATCTTTTCTATCTCTGGCTTTGGCTTCATCCAAGCCCCTTGTATCGACACTGACAGAAGTGGCATCATAGGCAGCCCTATAGACTGGTGACACATCAAACAATTCATTGATGGTGTTGATTGTCCTAAGATAACTGCCATCATTCCTTTTAGTCCACTTGTCTTCGCCAACCTTGAAGGCAAAACTGGAAGCGGATATATCACCCCTTCTAATGCCTTCCAACAGTTCATCACCCAGATTGGTGTTGGGGGCTTCAAAGCTATATCTAAGCCCAATGTCATCCACTTCCAGTGTCAGACTGCCAGCACCCTTGTTGCTTCTGGCCAGTACACCCTTGTCTTCATTATGATTCAGAAGGCACAATATATCCGACTTGGACACCACACCTTCCAAGGCACTGGGTTCTATTACTTCCGTGAATCCACCCAAATCCCTAGATTCACTGTTGAACACTACGGCATAGCCTTCAACCAGTCTGGAATCAGGCTTTGTGGTAATGTTTTCCTCAATCATTCTTCTTTCTCTCATACTAATACAATTTATTGTTTAACATCCTCATTCTGGATGTTGTTGTTTGAAGGTGTATTCAGGGAAGCCTTTTTTACTTCCATCCATATATACCCATACTTATTCTTTTGGGTATGAAGGGAATGGTTTATCTAATATCCTATAGTAGTCTTTTTGATACCAGTACTTCTGGATGCTTCCCCAATAGAAGGGAAAACAGCTATAATAGTACCATCCATATTGCACTAGGCTACACCTTTTTTTCTAGAAGCACTTTCCCTAATTTTCTTTTTATGTTCTTCTGATAATGGCTTTCCCCTTTTTGCTATACTTTGTTTTTCTTTTGTATCCTATGTATGGTGATAGCCACACAATCCTTCACCCCCACTAGTAAGATTATATCCGTATTCTGGGCTATTACTATTATACAACTGTATGAAGTACTTTTCTTCCTAATTAAGCATTTCATTCATAGCAGCAGCAGATTCGGATTCATAACTAAATAGTACTTCATAAGAAAAACTATCATAGCCATATTTAGCAAATGCCCTCTACAAAGCTACACACCTTTCTTTCTTATCGTATTTGTGCCTATATAATCTTTTCTTTTCATTGATAGTCTTTCCTATGTAAACCTTTCCAGAAGGGCTAGTGTATTTATATATTATTCCTTTCATCCTATATAGTAACTGATTTATCAGTGGGTACTAATCTATTTGCATTTTGTAATGTGGCTAAGTTCACTTGCACGAAATGGGAATCACCACCTTCAATGTACGGTAAATCTATTTCCCTTCTTATCTCATTGCAGCTTACCACACCTATGTTGAAAAGGGTACTGTAGTATGTGGCTAGGCTTTGCTTGTCTGCCCTTAACAGTCTGGATGTATCAAACCGTACATCTATGGTTTCCTTCTCGGATGGCTTGTATAGCTTCCTTTCAAACTCTAGTTCCAGTTTCTCCAGTAATGGTGAAAGGGTGTCTGTAAGGAAAGAAAGGTTGGTGGCTTCCACAGTCGAATAACTGGAATGTGTCAAGTCAAAAGCCTTCACTGGTGACACCCCAAAGAATCTGCAAATATCAATCACATTAAACTGTCTTGTTTCCAACAGTTGTGCATCTGAAGGATTTACGGTGATTGGCTTAAATTCCATATTGCCTTCCAGTACCGCCACCCCATTGGGCTAGCCAGTCTGTGGGCTAAAGGCAGTCTGCCAACTGGATTTAAGGTCTTGCTTCTGTTTAGTGTTTAAGGTGCTTTGCACCGTCAGTATACCAGCCAGATTAGCACCACCCTTGAAGAATCCGCTAGCGTGCGCTTCAGAATCGGTGGCCAGTCCTAGTGTGTTCTTAGCGTGAGTAAGGGTACTGATACCAGTAATACCGTCATAACTAAAGTTCAGTATATGAATCATATTACAGGCTTCAATCACATTGCTTAATCCAGTTACACTATAGGCCACATTATCCCCAAGTGTCTTGGGGGTGATGATGGTCACCAACTCGGATGGTATATAATGCAAGGCAGTGGCATTGCCTTCATTATCTCTTTCTATATAGGCAAATCCGTTGCCTTTTAGAAGCGTACTTACCACCAGGGTCTTAATGAAAGTGAATCTGGACATTCTTTGGTTTGGCTCACTGTTCAGAAGCCTATAGGTGGGATGGCTAGTAAACTTCACCTTATACCCATTGGTATCCATCCTATAGGGTTCTAATGGTAGCTATGCCACTGAATCAGATATTACTTCCACACACCGATAGACAGTACTTAGCAACATTGCCTTACTGGTAGAATAGGAAGCCCCACTATTATACATCAGATAATCAAAGGTACTGCTTCTTTCTTCTACGGTTTCTTGTTTTTTCTTTCTATTAAACCATTTCATTTTTTTCTATTATTTCAACTGTTCCAACATCTATATGATATTTTTTTTATACTTTTGCACTAAATAATTATATTATGTATTGCAAGTTTTGTGGTAAACAAATAGATGACAATTCTCGGTTCTGCAAGTTTTGTGGTAAAAAACTTGTAGAAACAAGGAAGGTAAACATAGCGTTTACCAAACCAAAGATAATTGAAAAATTCCTCGCAAGCATAAAAAAGCTATATGAAAAATATCGTCTGTTCTTCATAGAGTTTATGAAAGATGAAGTATGGTATTTCGACATTTTATGTGCAGCCATAATTGCAATGTGGATTAGTCTTTTTACACTTGCCATATTAGGATGGATATTAATGATTTTTAAAATCGAAGATAACGACGTTGCATTTTCATTTGGAATTATTTTATCTATTATTAATTGCCTTATTTTGCTTAATTGGTTTGTAAATATTTACAATAAAAACCATCAATCAGATAGTTAGTATCTCATTTGTGAAGTGGGGTGTATCCAGATACATCCCTAGTGCCTATATCATACTGATTGCACCGTCTATCTTCTTTGCCTTGATGGATTTGTTTGGCTTCACATTGCCATTATAATCCGATTTCAGGGTTACGTTCTTGAAGCACCATCTGGTAATTTCGTTGTTGTCCACTACGGCTTTGCCAGACAACAGTAGTCTTTCCATTTCTCTGGTAGGCTTG